AAGAACTGCGTGCTATGTGACGGCACATACCGCGAAGACCAAGCCGCAGAACATTTTAAAAATCACAAATCAAAGGAGAGCAATGAAACTCAAGTTCGGATGGGGCAAGTGGGATAGTTGGGGCATCGGCCTCTTTTACTGTAATTACGATAAGAGTATCTGCCTTGAGTTAGTGCACTGGTACTTCTACGTTGAGGTTTGGACTAAGAAGGACTTCAAGTAATGTGGTCCTGGGTATTAGCAGTAATCGGAGTAGCAGGCATCTACTTCGTAGGCCGCAAGACTATTTGGGGTTGGTTAATACTCTGCGCCAATGAGGTTCTGTGGATTACCTACGCATTGATAACAAAGCAATACGGCTTTATCTTTTCCGCTATTGCTTACGCCGCAGTTTATGTGAAATCATTTATCCACTGGAGAAGGGATGAGGAATAAAATGGATGACAAGTACGCCAAAGAATATAACAAGCAAAAAGAGCATTTAAGAAACGAGCAGTTCAAGAAGTATAAAGACCAAGAAGAGTGGCGCCACGAGCAAGTCAACAAGTTGAAGAAGCCAAAGCCAGACCCTGCTACCGTTGAAGCAGCGCTCCGTCTGGAGGAAGAGTTGTGGGCCTCGTAGAGTTTGACTACCACGCAGCTATGACAGAGGGTCATACCTTCAACGAAGTAGTTGCAGAGCGCTTACGGGCAGAAGGTATCGGGTGTACAGTCCCTGAACTAGAACTTGTCACCTCGGACGCTGATATCAGGCGCCTAACAAAAGAAGAGAAAGACATCATTCTAGATAACGGTTTAGTCCTAGAGGTTAAGTCTCGTAACTTAGGGTTCTCAGAGGACCCGTCTGTATTCTGGCAATCTAACCTTTATGTAGATACCTACTCAGGTTATGAAGCCAAAGAGGTCAAGCCCTACGCATATGTGATGGTCAGTCAGAAGTCAGGCAATATGTTGGTTGTTCACTCCAACACCAAGGAACATTGGTTCAAGCACACAACGCAAGACCCGTATCGCAAGATTACCGAAACCTTCTATAAGGTTGATAAGAAGCACCTGACTACTTGGGCTTCCTTGGTTGAAGAGTTAAAAAGCGGTCGCTGAGAAAAAAAGCGTCCTCGGCGTTAAGCCTCGTTAGGAAAGTCTTCTTCTAACTCTTCTTTGAATCCGTGCGTTCTTTCAGCGTGGCAATTGGCGCACACGAGCTCGCACTTGTCTATCTCAGACTGAAGGTTCTCAATGGAGAATCCAGAGCGTGCCATATCAGCCACGTTGCCTCGTTTGCCATCAACAATGTGGTCAAATTGCATTACGTAAGGTGGGTACGAGATACCGCAATCGGCGCAAGGGTTCGTGCCCTTAACGCCATCAATGTAAGCTTTATTACGCCGTCTTATGAGGCGATTATTCTCCGCCGTTTTTTCTTTGATAGCAGGTGCGTTCTTAAAGTAATGTCTGCGAGAGGCTTCTCTTTGCTGGACTTTATCCTTAAATGGCATAGGAGACACCATACACTATGACAATGACTTGCGTTAAGTGTGAGCACGAGATGGATATGGGTGTCTGCACAGTAGACACTTGTAAATGCATTTGTGCCTGGAAGGTAGACCAATGACCGTTAAAGTTTATGGTCCTTACGAAGACAAGTCCAAGGGTGGTCGCAAGAAGATGACTATCTACAACACAGTGACGAAGAAGTTTAAATCTACTAATGCAGCTCGTTACGAGAAGGAAAAAGAATTAGGAAAGAAGCTCCCTAAGAGCAAGCACGTGGACCACAAAGACAATAACAAGCACAACGAAGGAAAGAAGAACCTCCAGGTAATGGATGCTTCTAAGAACATCGCAAAAGGTAACCAACACAGAAAGAAGAAAAAATAATGACATACGATGAAAACGGTAGATTTAAAGTAGGTGGCGCGTATGACCACACTGGAAGAAAAACTGGTTACGATGCTGCAGATATGAAGAACGGCATTAGCGACGTTAACAAAGATTATCAAGACCCACGATACCAAGCGCGTGAAAATGATTACTTAAAAGGCCACGCAGTAAGTACGGGGAGTACCACTGGTATACATCACCAAGGAACAATGCATGACAGCCATTTAACAAACACCCACGGAGGACATCGCACTGTCAATGATGTTCGCACAGATATTCGGCACGGACTAAACATCTTGAAAGAAAAACATCCTAAAGGGGTGGAAGGCGGACACAGTATGCTTACTGCAGAGCGACTTGGATACGATGCTCGCAAACACCATTATGTAAAGGCCGAACACGAAGCGTTTATGAAAACACCTGCAGGACGAACCAAGGCTGCAAATGATGCACGTGCTGCACAACCAGCCAAGTCACTTTGGGATTCAGAGCCTAGTGCTCCAGCACGTACTGCCACACCAGCACCTGCTGCAAAAAAGAGTAGTGCTCCAAGAAACAGCAACGACACCCTTGCTGGAGCTGTTAAGCACGTAATTGGAAAGTTGCGTAAAAGATAATGGCGGCATTAGGAACAGCTCAAGCAATGATTGACATTGCTCGTAAAGAAGTAGGAACTATTGAAGGCCCAAAGGATAACCAAACAAAGTATGGCGCTTTCACAAAGGCTAACTTCCTTCCATGGTGCGGAAGTTTCTGTATGTGGGTAGCTCACGAAGCAAAGGTTAAAATTCCTAACACTGTCTCTACAGTTGCAGGTGCAGCGGCATTTGAAAAAATGGGCACTTGGTTTGAAGCAGACTGTGGTCAAACACCTCAACCAGGAGACATCCTGTATTTTGATTTCCCAGGAGATGGCGTCAACCGCATTTCTCACGTAGGTATCTGCACAGGCATTATTGCCGATGGCGTTGTAGCAACCATTGAAGGAAACACCTCTGGCAAGAAAAAGGGTGACCAACGCAATGGCGGCGAAGTATGCGAGCAGGTTCGTGCATACAAGCCAAACAAGAAGAAGGTTCTAGTCTCTATCGTAGGTTGGGGCCGTCCTAACTATAAGGGCAACGAGGTCCAAGCTGAGGTGCCCGCAGCAGAGGCCCCAGCGTTCCCAGGAACCGTTAAGCCAGGAGATAAGGGTGACGGCGTCAAGGTGGTGCAAGAGGCTCTAGGGCTGCGTGCAGACGGCGTATACGGCGAGGCTACAAAGAAGGCAGTTATTGCTTTCCAAGACAATCACGACCTAATTGACTCAAATGGCGTGGTTGGACCGAAGACTTGGGCTGAACTGGTCAAACTACTCTAATCGGACATTCCCCAAAAGGCCCCCCTGGATGGTAATCTAGGGGGGTTCTTCTATCTGGGGGTAAGTATGACAACTATCGTTGCTGTTCAATACAAAGACAAATGTGTTATTGCTGCAGATAATCAGGTAACGGGTGATGGTGGTCGTCGTTACAACCACCCAGATATGAAAAAGATTGCAAAGCGTGGAGCTTTCTTAATTGCAGGAAGTGGCGAAGTTCAGCCTTGCGATGTTGTGCAACATATGTGGAACCCACCAAAACTAAGTTTAAAAGACTCTGAAGATATCTATCACTTTATGATTGTTAAAGTTATGCCTTCTCTTCGTAAATGCCTCACTGATAATGGGTATGACTTCAATGAGGGTAAAGAAGGTGGCAAATCAGGGGAAGGTAGGTTTAACTTCCTCATGGCTGTTTCTGGAGAAGTATTTGACATTGCCGATGATTTATCTGTTTGCCGTTCTGAAAGTGGCGTTTATGGAGTTGGCTCTGGTTCGGACTACGCTGTTGGGGCTATACACGCAGGCTCTACACCAGAGAAAGCAATTCAGATTGCAGCAAAGCTAGATGTCAATACCTCTGGACCTATCCAGGTTGTTGAGCAGTACAAGTAGTCTGGTACTGTAAAGGCATGAGTAACCGCCAAGATAAGATTGCAATAAACAAAGCAGAACAACAAGATTTCCTAAAAGGAAAAAAACGCACCGCTATTGAAAAACGCTGGGAAGAAGCACAGCTAAGAGCCGCCACAATGCAGTCTGTATTGGGTTATATGGTTGAACAATATGAAGAGCACCGAGACGAACTCTCTGAAGAAGTAGTTGCTCAAACAGAGGAGCAGATTACTCTTCGTCGTACTGAGATTGAGGACTTTTTAATGTTTGAGCAAAAAGTATGTCTAGAAGCACTAGAAGAGTACAACGATACAGTCCCTACGATAAACTACAGCACAGAGGAGAAAAACGGATGAGGAATCTAATGTCAACGTTGAAAAATGTATTGATGCGTATTGTTGCGGTATTTGCAGCAAGCGGTCTTGCAGTTATTGGAGCTGGTGCCGTTGCAGGTATTCCAGTAGCAAAAGCAGTACTAGTTGCTGGTCTGACTGCGGTCGCCGCAGTTGTTGAGAAGTTAGCTCGTGCATTTATGGATGATGGAAAGCTTAGCCTTGATGAAATCAACGCTGCATTTTCAACTGTTGATAAAGGCGCTAAAACTGTTGCAGACGTTGAAGTTGAAGAACGTCAAGCAGCAGACAAGGTAACTAAGTTCGGTGGACTTGTAACCAAAGAAGAAAACTCTAACTAACCGCCAGTTTTATAAAACCCTGAGCCTTTGAACTGAAGGCCAAAAGAGTTAAAGACACGTTGAAGAGCGTAGCCACACTTGTCGCAGACGTAACTAGGTTCTGCAGCATGGATGCTACGCTCTTTTTCGTAATCTACATCGCACTGGATACAGGCGTATTCGTATTTAGGCATCAGAGTTCTCCAAGTGTTTTTCCTCGCACATTCGTGCTAAATCGGGTACTACGTATCTTTTACTACACAGAGCGCAAGTGTAACGTTCCAAGAACTCTTTGGACTCCATCTTCGTATTATGCCCGTACTTATTCTGGGAAAGGGGTAAACTAAACGCATGTTATCTAATGAGGAATTCAAGGGTGCTATGCCTCAAACTAAAAAGTTTGAAGGAGAAAAACCTCTTGCGATAAGCAGTGCTCAAGATAACTTTGCTGGAGCTACTGCATCTAAGCCACCAAGCCCAGGGTTTAGCAATTGATAGATACAGCCCACGCACAAAGAGAGTTAACAGCCTTAGACCGCTGTGACAAATGTGCTGCACGAGCAATGGTTCGTGCAACATTGTTAACTGGAGAACTTTACTTCTGTGGACATCACGCACGAGAAACAGGTTACACATTAGTTCAACAGTCAGTTCAAGTCCACGACCCAGAGGGCTTGTTTATATATGCAGATAGGTAACTTATGAGTCATCACAACTTAGGTCGTCAGTTTGACGGAGCA